GCGCTGAGTTTTCCGAGCAGTACGCGCGCGCTAGAGAGCGACGCGCCGAGGTGCTGGCCGATGAGATCCTCGACATTGCGGACAACGCAGAAGACGCCCAGATTGCACGCTTGCAGGTAGATGCCCGCAAGTGGGCTGCATCGAAACTCGACCCCAAACGCTACGGAGACCGACTCGACATTGACGCAACAGTGCGCAAAGCCGAAGTCTCCGAAAACCCGCTGACCGATGAGCAATGGGCCGCTTCATACGCCGTTAATCGTCTGGCGACCGCAGCAGGGACCGCAGAAGGCACTGGTTGATTGCCCGTTCTCCGAGATCCTTTTCGGAGGGGCGCGAGGCGGTGGCAAAACTGACGGGGTTCTCGGCAAGTTTGCGCTGAAGGAACGGCGCTATGGGCGCGGCTTTAACGCCGTTTTCTTCCGCCAGGAAATGCCGCAGGCCGATGACCTGATCGAGCGCGCGAAGGAAATTTACCTACCCTGCGGGGCCGACTGGAAGGAACAAAGCAAGACGTTCGTGATGCCGCACGGTGGGCGCGTCAGGTTCCGCCCGCTCGAATCCACGGCCGACGCGGGCAAGTACCAGGGTCAGAACCTCTCCGATGTCGCAGTCGAGGAAGCTGGCAACTATGCCGACCCTCGGCCGATTGACATGATGTTCGGCGCGCTGCGGTCTAAGACTGGCGTGCCGATTCAGATGATCTTGACCGCGAACCCGGGCGGCAGTGGGCAACACTGGATCAAGCACCGTTACATTGACCCTGCGCCGCTTGGCATGCAGCCGATTACGCGCACGCTGCCCAACGGAGTCCAGTCGCACAAGTACGTCTACATCCCTTCGCGGGTGTCGGACAACCGCATCCTTCTATCGCATGACCCGAGCTATGCCGACCGACTGAACTTGGTTGGCTCGCCCGAGCTTGTGCGCGCGTGGCTTGAGGGTGACTGGAACGTCATCGCGGGCGCGTTCTTCCCCGAGTTCGACGGCTTTCGGCACGTCGTCCAGCCGCACGAGATCCCCGAGCATTGGCTGCGCTTCCGGGCGATGGATTGGGGTTCAGCACGGCCGTTTAGCGTTGGCTGGTACGCCGTCAGTGATGGTGATGACCTGCGCTATCCGCGCGGTGCGTTGATCCGATATCGCGAGTGGTACGGATCGACGGGCGAGCCTAACAAGGGCCTGCGCATGACGGCCGACGAGGTCGCGCTAGGCATCAAGGCGCGCGAGGCAGGCGATCGCATCACCTACGGTGTGATCGACCCCGCAGCGTATGCGGAGGACGGCGGGCCGAGCATCGCAGAGCGCATGAGCGTGCACGGCGTGCACTTCGGCCCTGCGGACAACAAGCGCGTCGGGACACTCGGCGCGATGGGCGGCTGGGACCAAGTGCGCGCACGCCTCAAGGGCGACGACGACGGCCGACCAATGGTCTACATCTTCGCGACTGGCGTGCATCTGATTCGCACGCTGCCTGCGTTGCAACACGACGACAAACGACCCGAGGACGTGGACTCCGATGGGGAAGACCACGCCCCGGATGAATTCCGCTATGCGCTGATGAGCCGCCCGTATGTGAAAGACGCGCCGGAGAAACCCGGGCCGCGCTGGCCTCAGCAACAAACGATCAATGAGCTTATCGAGCGCAACGCGCGCCGACTACGAGGTGAGTAAATGAGCGGCACGGCTTTGATGACGGTCGAAGACAGCACAAGCACCGTAGGGACGCGCCTTGCGGTGCAAGGCACGGCAGGGGCGGCGCATACAGTTGAGCAAGGAATCGGCGCGGGAGAAGACATCAACGCCAACACCCAGCGCATCAGCGACGATGGCACCGCAACGTACATCTCGACGGCGACGACTACGCTGATTGCTACCGGCCGCGGGGTGCTCAAACGCATCGTGCTTGGAGAAACGGCGGCGGGGACGATCACCGTATACGACAACATCACGGCTACCGGCACAGTGCTCGCCGTTTTGAAGGCGTCGATCGCCGAGCAAACTTACGAGATTGGGGCGAATTTTTCGGTGGGCTGCACGATCGTAACTGCCGGCGCGTCGAAGCTGACCGCGATCGTAGGCCGCTGATATGCGCGCACACGTACAGATCGAAACGGGCACCTACACCGGCAACGGCGGGGCGTCCAGAGAGATCCCGACCGCGCGGGCGCCGGATGTCGTGTTCACGAAGCGCATCAACGGCGCGGCGACGGGAATGCTCACTCGATGGGGGCGCCGCATTCCACGCAACATCGCTTTTATCGTCGGCAGCGGGTCGGGCAGCGCGCAGGCCAATCAGATTCAGGAGTTGACCGCGGACGGATTCGTGATCGGCTCTGGCCAGAACCAGAATACCGCCCTGTATGCCTATCTCGCGCTGTCGTTCGGAGAAGCAAAGCACGTATGGCAGGACGGGGTGTATTACGGCACGGGCGTCGACGGCCTCGAAGTGCGCGGCGACTATGTGGGCACGGAATTCCTGCCTGACTACCTGACCATCGTCCGCGCCACTGCGGGCTATCCGATGGCGTTCCGGACGGCCGCGCATTCCGGCGACGCCGCGCAGACGTGGACCGGCGTGCAAACGCCCAATGTGATTCAGACGCTGGAGTCAGACGGGTTCACGCTCGGCACGGCCACTTCGACCAACGCCGCGGACTATTACTACTGGATGGCGCTGAAGCAGCACGCCGGCATGGTGGTGGGCAGTTACACGGGGACGGGTGTCGAGCAGACGATCGAGACAGGATTCCAGCCCGCTGCCGTGTTCGTCAAGGCGCGCACCGCAGCGGATGCCGGGCTCTTTTTGTCTGATGGCATGGTCGCCAACGGCATCAAGTCGATCCCGGTGTCGGCCGCCGCTGAAGACACTGCCGGCATTATTGCGCTGACATCCAGCGGCTTCACGGTCGGCACGTCGGCCGGCGCCAACGCCGCCGCGGTCCCCTACGTCTACATGGCCTTCGCCGCCGGGTCGTTCAATGCCCCGTGGACGAGGTCGCAGGTATGAAGCTGATCGACGGCTCTACCTACGTCCGCACAATCGCAGCAGACGGCATTGTCATGGAAACAGACACCGGGGCGCTGGTGCGCTGTTCTGCTGCCGACGGCAACACCCGCATCTACAGATCGACGGACGATGGTGCGACGTGGGTCCTGCGGCAGACCATGAATATGCCGGTGGCCGGAGGTAACAACGTCAAGGGTGCTTTCATTGACTCGCGCCGGCACCTGTACTTCGGCGGCACGGAGCAAAGCTGCACGTACGAGAACTATGGCAGCGGGTACTTCGGGCAGATCTGGAAGAGCACCGACGACGGACTGACGTGGACAAAAGTTTGCACCTCGGAAACATCAGCTTTCTGGCATTTTTCCGAAGATACGACCGGGCGTGTGTACGTCAACGAATACAGCAATGTTCCGACCTCCGGCACCGAATACCCGGCGCTCAACATCTGGCGCAGCGACACGAGCGGCGCGAACTTCGTGAAGTGGCATTCCGCCACAGGAGAGTCCGCCCCCGGCCTCAAGGATGGCGTGCGGCACATTCACGCGGTCTACGTCGATTCGTCGGATCGCGTGTTTGCACTGTACGGCGACGACTCCTGGGGCGGACTGGCGGGGCATTGCGTTCGACTCAACGCGGCCGGGGCGGTCGACATCGATTACGGAAAGTTCGACAACGGCATGACCTCTGCGATCGAGGGTGTCTCTGGGTCGATCTTGCTGGGCGCAGACCGCAACCCAAGCGGCATCGATGCCATTGCGCCAACAGCGGCGCTGTCATGTCGCCAGTGCAATTTCCGTGAAGAGTTGCCGGCGCGGATGGATGCCTATGTCTTCGACCTGCTGCGCGGCCAGGACCACGTAATCTGGGGACAAACGACGCTGTCGAGTCGATATCCGCTGATGGTGTTCTCGCTCGACGACGGCGCCAACTGGCACGCAATGGATCTTGGCGAGCAGCAAAGCACGACCATCACGATCAACCGATCCGCTCCGAACGCGCGCATCTACCTGTCCGGTAACCCGGTGCGATGGATTCCGGCGTTTAGCGAGGCCGAGCTTCGCGCGATGCTGCGAGGGGCCGCATGACCCCCCAGCAAGAACACCGCAAGTGGGCGCGTGAACTAGAGCGCGCGCACAAGCGCGAAACCGCGTGGCGGCAAGAGGGCGAAAAGATCGTTCGCATGTACCGCGCGGAGGAGAAGAAGGCGAACGCCTTCAACATCCTCTGGAGCAACACGGAAACGCTGCGCCCGGCGCTCTATTCCGACGTGCCGCGCCCCGATGTACGGCGCAGGTTCAAGGATGCGGACCCGGTCGGCAAGATCGTGTCCGAGGTGACCTCGCGCGCGCTACAGGTGGCGCTCGATGGTGACCGCTTCGACGGGGCCATGCGCCGCAGCGTGCTCGATGCACTGCTGCCCGGTCGTGGTGTCTCGCGCATCCGCTACGTGCCGTCGCTGTCACAGGTAGGTGTGACGGAAGAGACACACGAAGAGGGCGCGGAAGAGCCGACGCACGAAGCCCACGAGGGCAACACTGAAGAACTTGAGTACGAACAGGCGATCGTCGAACACGTCGATTGGCAGGACTTCCGCCGTGGCTACGGGCGCGTATGGGACGAGGTGCAGTGGGTCGCGTTCCGCTGCCGGCTGACGAAGGAAGATGTCGCGGAGCGGTTCGGCAAAGAGATTGCGGGCGCGCTGCAATACGATCAGGACGAAGACGACGCGCAGAAGGATCGCAGCAGCGACAAGCCGGAAGAGTCCGACGACCAGAAGACCGCCGAGTTCTGGGAAATCTGGAACAAGGAAGAGGGCCGAGTCTGCTTCTTCCATCAGGGTTATCGCGAAGGCTTGATCTACCCGATCGGCAACGAGTCGGGCGAACCGCCGATTGAGTTTGAAGGCTTCTTCCCGTGCCCCGAGCCATTGCAACTTGTCGAGGATTCGTCCTCGCTGCTGCCGATCCCGCTCTGGCGCCTGTACAGGGCGCAGGCGGATGAGCTTGAGAAGATCTCGACTCGGATCAACAAGATCATCGAGCAGTGCAAGGCGCGCGGTATCTACGATTCGCGCCTCGGAGAAATTGGGCATGTTCTTAAGGCACCTGAAGGCGACCTGATCCCCGTGCAAGGCGCGGCGCAGATGGCAGCGGTTGGCGGGCTTGAGAAGTCTGTCTCGTGGTTCCCGGTTGAGCAGTACGTGAAGATTCTGGAACAGCTTTACGCTGCCCGCGAGCAGACGAAAGCCGCCATCTATGAAATCACCGGCTTGTCAGACATCGTGCGCGGGGCCTCTCAGGCGTCCGAGACGGCCACAGCGCAGCAGATCAAGAGCCAATACGTGTCGCTGCGTCTGAAGCGCATGCGCGGGCTTGTGGCCATCTACGCGCGGCAGATCGTCCGCATGCTGTCGGAAGTCATCAGCGAGAAATTCTCGCCGGAGACGCTGGCCAAGATGACGGGCGTTCAACTGCCCACGATGGCGCAGAAGCAGCAAGCGCAGATGATGGCGCAGATGCAGCAAATGCAGATGCAGCAGCAGGCGATGCAAGCGCAGGCGATGGGGCAGCAAATGCCGCCGCAACAACCGCAACCGCCGAATCCGATCCTGCAACAGCCCGCATGGGAAGAGATCGTCGAGATCATGCGTAACGACATGGCGCGCACGTTTCGCGTGGATGTCGAGACGGATTCGATGGTCGCCAGCACGATCGAAAGCGACATGCAGGCGCTCGGGCAAGTGGTCCAGGCGCTCGGCGGGTTCTGGCAGACCGCTGGCCCCATGATGCAGGCAGGCGTGTTGCCGGTGGATGCCGTCAAGGCTATCTCGCTGTCCATCTGCCGACGCGCCCGCATGGGCACGGAAGTGGAGGATGCCATTGACGACATGAAGCAACCGCAACCGCCGCAGGCCGATCCGCTCATGCAGGAAAAGATGCAGCTTGAGCGCGAGAAGATGCAGATGGAAGGCGAGAAGATCAAAGCCGAGGGCGCAGCCGTGCAGATGGACATGCAGGCGAAAGAGCGGGAACACGGTTACCGCATGCGCGAAATCGAAGCGAAGTCACAAGCGACGATGATCGACGCGCAGGCTAAGGCCATGTCGCAACCTCTACCGGAGATTTACGCCGATGCGTAGGCGCTACATCTTCCGCGACGGCGCATGGATGGAGATTCCGCGCGACTACGTACCGGAGCCTTCCGGGCCGTTGATCGTGCCGGACCTGCCGGGTTATGAGTCGCCGGCAACGGGTGAATGGGTCGAGGGTCGCGCAGCTCGTCGCGAAGACCTGAAGCGCGCCGGGTGCCGTCCGTGGGAAGGCAAGGAACAGGAATTGAAGGAACGCAACCGACAGCAGTCATACATCCGCGAGGGCAATGCCCGCGCACTGGATGAGGCGGCGAACCGCGCGTTCTACCAGATGGACCCGAGCAAGCGGAGACTGTTAGAGCGTGGCTGACGTTCGCTCAACCTCGGACACGCCGATCGTTGCGGACTTCGCCAACGCCAATGGCACGCCGCTGGTGGTGGACCGTGTCAACGGGGTTGTGTACTTCCTAGACGCGACCGATACCGTCACGGCTATCAGTGGTGGCGGTGGTGGTGGCGGTGCGCCGACGAATGCCGAATACATCACGGTTTCAACCAATGGCGCGCTGACGCAAGAGCGCGTGTTGACGGCCGGGACGAATGTCTCATTCGTCGACGCAGGCGCAGGCAGCACGTTCACGGTCAACGCAGCCACGCAGTTCTACTCCGCTACGGCCACGATCGACTTCGGCACGTCCGAGGACGGGAACGCATCGACTACGGTGTCGGCCGCATGGATCACGGGCGCTAGTGCGCTGTCGCCGTCAATCGATGCCGTGACGACCGCCGACCACGATCCGGAGGATGCGATTGCGGAGGGCATCACGGTCTATTGCGAAGCGCCGGGCGCAGGTTCGGTCGTCGTCAACGCAGCCGCCCCGGAAGGCACCTGGGGCCGCTATCAAGTCAGGGTGAGTGGCGCTTAATGGCTATCCGGATCAAGGGCGCGACAAACCTCGCGGAAGTCGACAGCAACAGCAATCTGAAGGTCACGCTACCGACCGACTCCGCACAAGCTGGTTGCGCGCGGTTCTTCTCGGAAAACGATTCGGGCGCGATCACGGGCACCGCTTACATGCGTTCGCCCGAGACAAGCGTCGACTACCGGCTCCGCGTCGGTATTGATACGGTGCTGTTCACCGATTCATTCAACGCGACGACGCAGAACTCGAACAAATGGAGCTATGTTTTCGTCACGATGACGGCCGCGCAGGCCGGCGCCGGTACGGTCAACTTCGGCACGGTGCAGGGCACGGCGGCAACGCATGGCGCATTCATGCGGTCGGCGCAGTATTTCCCGGTCGGCGGCACCGCGCCGCTGTCGGTCGAGATCACGGCGGGACAATTCACAGCCGCGCTTACGGCGAATGAAGTCTGGATGATGGGCCTAGGCCTGCCGACTGCGGCTGTGACGGAAGGCACGGACGGCGTCTGGTTCCGGTTGACTACGGCGGGCCTTATCGGCGAGTTGCGGTATAGCGGCACGACCCTGCAAACCGCCGTGCTGCGGACCCTTGCACAACTGACGGTCTCGGAACTGTTCAAGTTCGCGATTGTTGTCGGAAAAACGGAAGTCGAATACTGGTTGGATGACGTGCTCTTGGCAAAGCAGACGATTCCGCCGGCAAACGGGCAACCGTTCCTGCAAGCGTCGTTGCCGGTGTTCCTGCACAAGTATTGCAACGGCGTGGTTGCCAACACCAACCAGATGCGGGTTTCGGATGTAACCGTCTCGCTTCTCGACCTGCAAACGGTCAAGCCTTGGTCGCATCAGATGGCCGGCATGGGGAAAAACGCTGCCATCGGTCAAAACGGTTACACGCAAGGCACGACCGCACTACTCCCGAACGCAACCGCTGCGACGACTGTCACGGGTGCCGCGATCTCGCAGACGGTCCCGATTGCGGTCGGACTCGGCGGTCAGGCCGGCATTGTCGCGGGGGTGCCGGGCGTCGATGGTCTGATTACGTCGTATCAGGTGCCTGCGCCGACGATCAACATCACCGGCCGAAACCTGTACATCACTGGCATTCGGATTGATGCCGTGAACATCGGCGCAGCGGTCGCTACGACGGCATCCGTCCTGCAATGGTCGCTGGCCTATGGCGCGACAGGCGCCACGGTGCCGACGCTGGCGCAGGCTGAAACCGGGTCATTCGTGACTGCGACCGCGCGTGCATGGCGTCGCGTCCCGCTCGGGTTGCACAGTTTCATTGTCGGCGCTGCGATCGGGGCGTCTGCCGAAGCGATCACCGTCACCTTTGACACGCCGCACGTTGTGCGCCCGGGTGAATGGGTCGCATCGGTCGCGAAGTTCATCGTCGGCACCGCGACGGCGTCGCAAGTCATTTGGTCGACCGTCATGATTAACGGGTATTTCGAATGAGTTTCAAACTCGCCGACCTCGACGTTATCAAGACGCTCGCGACGCAGCGCGACGACCTCGTCCGGGTTTCTCGTGGACTCGACAAGGCGCGGACATTCCGCGTGGTCATGGGCACGAACGAATCCGGCGAACTGTCGTGTTCGCTGCCTGCGACCTTTGCGAATGACGTGCGGGTCGTGATCGAGAAGCAAACAAGCCTGATCGAAGACGAAATGCGAGCACTCGGCGTCACGCCGTAGCAGTAGACCCAAGCAGCACCCCGAACGGCCCTGGAGAAATCCCGGGCCGTTTTCATTTCTGGAGCGGAGAACCCGTGGAAGAAAGCGAAGTGATCGAAGTGGAAGAGCACGACCCGGACGCAGCAATCGCGGAGAAGTGGGCAGAGATTCAGGGCCGCATGACCGACGACGCGCCGGAGGAATCGACCGATGAAGCCGCTACGGACGAATCGCAAGAGGAACGCGCGCAGAAGGCGCGAGACGAGCGCGGACGGTTCGCAAAGGCCGACGCCGCAGCCGAAGGTGTTGAAGCGCCTGTAGGGGCTGAGACGCAGCCGCAGGCACAAGCGCCGACGACTCCCGAAGGCTGGGACATCAACCGCCCGCCCGCGAGCCTGTCGCCGTCTGCAAAGACCGAATGGGACAAGCTCCCCGAGTCCTGGCGGCGCGAGATCCACAAGCGCGAGGCCGACGCGCACCGGGGCGTGCAACAGATCTTGCCCGACGCCCGGCTCGGCAACCAGATTCGCCAGATGGTGGAGCCGTATCGGTCGTATCTCGACGCGAGCGGCACGACACCCGAGGCTGCGGTCGTCGGACTGTTGCGCACCGATCAACTGTTGCGCACCGGCACGGCCGCGCAGAAGCAACAGGCGTTTGCCAATCTCGCGCAGCAATACGGCATCGACCTCGCCGCGCAGCAGTACGCGCCGGAGCAGCAGCCGCAACAGGAATTCAGAGACCCTCGCCTTGACCAGTTCTTCGCCATGCAACAGCGGCAGGAGCAGCAGCGCATGCAGGGCGAGCAGCAACGAGCAGAGCAAGAAGTCGGTGTGTGGTTGAACGAGTCGGACGCGCAGGGCAAACCCCTTCGCCCGTTCGTCGACAACGTGCACGCCGAAATGGTCGCATTGATCCCGGCGATTCAGTCGCAAAAGCCGGGGGCATCGACCCGTGAAGTGATGGAAGAAGCGTACACGCGCGCAGTGTGGGCAAACCCCGCAACGCAAAGCGTGCTCATGCAGCAGAAGTTAGCCGAATTGGAAGCGAATCGCCGCGCAGAAAACCTGCGGAAGGTCGAAGACGCCAAGAGGGCCGCAAGTGTCAACGTCGCACGCCGTGGCGTTGTCCCGCCAAAACCAGCCGCACTTGATATGCGTGACTCCATCGCGGAGAACGCGCGCGCGCTGGGCCTACTCTAAGGAACGAACATGCCCGCAAGCATCACCAGCATTTATGCGGCTTGGACGGAACTGGCTACCACGACTTACCGCCAGTACGCGTCGAAGACCGCTGACAACGTTTAACAAACCGGACGTTGTAAAACCGGGTGAGTTCTGTAGACGCTGAAACGCCAATACAGACCGAAGCCGCAGAGGGCCAAAAGGTTCTGCGGAACGGCGAACGACTAGGCTGTGAGTCCCAACAATAACCAGCCCACGAGCGCCCGGCACCTGAAACAAACCAAAGAGGGAAATCCCGAATGGTCGTTGTGTACGCGGTTGAATGTGCCCAGACAGGGCACGCATATGTAGGCATCACGTCAGGGAAGCTCTCGAAAAGGTTTCGCGAGCATCGTTGTCTAGCCAAGTCTGGCAAGCATCATTCGGTGAAGTTGAATGATGAATGGCAGCAACACGGCGACGGCGCATTCAGCATTAAGCCGCTGGAAGTGCTGGACGACGATGCGACGCTCATCGAGAAGCGATCGGCTGAACTGAAATGGCTGCGCGAGTACGACGCGCGCGGCGCATTGCTGAATCAGGCGATCATCTCATTCGCTCCGACGCCGGAAGCAACGGCGAAGGGCATCGAGGCATCCCGGATGGTGGTCGGCAACAGATGGACGCCGGAAGCCAATGAGAAGCGCCGACAGGCGCAACTAGGCAAGCCTAAAAACCACGGACACAAGATTAGCGCGACGAAACGCGCTAAACAGGTGAAGAGATAGTCTGAGCTAACGGGAAAAACAACCGTTAGAAGCGCGGGATAAAGAGCCCACGCGATAACAACCCTGTCCAAGCACAACGCGCTTTGGCGCAAGCTCTCGCAGAAAGGCAAGATCCGCATGGAAGACGGTGGCCTGTCCATCGTGACTCCGCTGGAATACGCCTCCAACAGCACGTATCAGCGGTACAGCGGCTATGACGTGCTCAACATCAACGCCGTGGACGTGCTGACGGCAGCGGAATACCCGTGGCGTCAGGCTGCGGTGAACGTGGCTGCGTCTGGCCTCGAACTGCGTACTAACATGGGGAGCTCGAAGATCATCAACTTTACCAAGTCGAAGATCACGAACGCTCAACACTCGTTCGGCAATAACCTGTCGATCGACCTGTACTCCGACGGCACGGCCGCGAACCAGATCAACGGTCTGCAAGCCCTCGTCTCGGACGCTGGCACGGGCACGGTGGGCGGCATCAATTCGTCGACGTTCTCGTTCTGGCAAAACGCCGTGCAATCGGCTGCGGCCCCGCTGCAAGGTGGCTCCGCGATCACGCCGAGCGCGACAACGATCGAATCCCTGATGCTCCCGCTCTGGATTCGCCTGACTCGTCAGGGTGACAAGCCAGACATGATCGTCCTTTCGGATGACTATTTCACGTTCTTCGAACAGTCGCAGACGAGCCTGAAGCGGTACGCCCCTGAAGACAACGGCGCGGGCGGCATGCTGGCGATGAAGTACAAGAGTGCCGACGTGTTCTTCGATTCGTCGGGTGGCATCCCTGCGGCGCACGGTTACTTCCTGAATACCGACTACCTCGAACTCGTGGTGCACTCGGCCGCGAACATGGAAATCATGGACGAGCTGAAGTCGGTCAATCAGGACGCCGTGGTCATCCCGATTCTGTGGCAAGGGAACGTCGTGACCAGCAACAGAAGTTTGCAAGGCGTACTCAAAGCCTAAGGAGAACCAGACATGACGACTTCAGCAGGCATCAACAGCATCGTTGGCTACCCGTTCGCCGGCAACGCCAACAACACCACCGACGGCGGGCTTGCCGTCGAGGTGGCAACCGCAACGTCCGGCTACGTTCCGCTCATCCCGGTGGGCACGATCACGTCCGTGGTCGATCCCTACTGGGGCGGCTTGGAACTGATCCGGCTCGCTGTCCCGACGTCCACAACGGCGATCGTTGCCGGAACGCTGGCGGTGTGGAATTCGAGCTATCAGTACGTCATTGCGCCGAACACGGCGAACATGGGCCAGTCTCTCGGCGTGTCCATGTCTGCCATTCCGCTGAACGCGACCTACGTGCAATACGCGTGGTTCGTGATCGGGGGCAAGTTCCCGGTGCTCTGTGGCGCATCGGTGGCGGCAGATACGGCGTTCGGCATCACGGCGGCAGGCAAGGGCGGTGCAATCGCGAACGGCAAGCAGATCGTGAATGCGCGCGTTCGTACGGCTGCGACGGCGACGGTGGCGAAAGCCAACACAACGCTTCAGTCCGGATCGACGGTCTACAAGGTGGCGAATACCGATGGCTGGTTTGTCGGTCTTCCGCTGTCCGGTACGGGCGTCGCTGCTTCGTCGGTCATCACCGGCATCGACCCCGATAACCGCACGGTCACGGTGAACAACGCCGCGACCGCTTCGGGTTCGGTGACGGTGACGGGGACGTACAACGATGGTTCCGCGAACTACTGGAACACGGCCATTCTGAACCGCCCGTTTGCTCAAGGGCAGATCGTTTAACCGCAGTCCAACGCAACACGGCCCCGCTTCGGCGGGGTTTTTTATTGGGCGTTATCCAGCGTCCAATAAAAAGCCTTTCACCGTGGAGAACCCACCCAATGCAAGTCGTCGTGTCCGAGAACTCTGTCCGCCCTTTTATCCGCTTCGAACAACGCTCCGTGCAGGACCGCAACGCGAGCGAGGATGCCGGGCACCCGGTGTATGTGAACGTCGATTTCGTGATCCTGATGCAGAAGGGATCGAAAGATGAGTACGTGAAGCAGGCCGATGAATGGTTCGCGCAGAAGAAGCGCGAGTCCGCGACGGGCGTCTACAACCCGCAGTGGCTGGAAGCCTTCAAGAACGCTTACGACGGCTGGAAGAAGGGCCAGGAGATCCCCGCAGACGGCATGCCGCTGACCATGTGGCCCGGCATCACGCCCGCCGAGGTGGATATGTGCAAGGGCATCGGCTGCTATTCCGTCGAGGACGTGGCGAACATGACCGAAGAGGCGCTGTCCCGCTTCCTCGGCTCGCGTTCCCTGCGTGACAAGGCACGCGCCTACCTCGCCGCCGCAAAGGATCACGGCAAGGTGAGCGAAGAAAACGCCGCGCTCAAAGTCCGCGTGAGTGAGCAGGACACGCAGATTGCCGACCTCATGCGTCGGCTCGAAGCCCTCGAAACCGAAGAACGTCGCGGCCCCGGTCGCCCGCGAAAGGAAGCCGCTTAAATGTCATTGCTCACGATGGTTACGCAAGTCTGCCGGCGTATCGGCATCGTCGCGCCGAATGCCGTCGTGAGCAGTGCCGACCCGCAGATCATCCAACTGCTCGCGCTCGCAAACGAAGAAGGCGAGGAACTCGCGAACCGCTACCCGTGGCAGGCGATGCGGCAGCAAGCGACGTTCACGACGGTCGCGACGGAATCGCAGGGCACGATGACGGCGCTTACGGGCGCTGACTTCAAGTACATCGTGAACGAGACGTTCTACAACCGATCGCTTCGGCGCCCGGTGTTCGGGCCGCTGTCAGACTCTGACTGGCAGAACCTCAAGGCCATGCAGATCAACGGCCCGTGGAATCAGTTTCGGATTCGCGGTAATGAAATGCTGTTCATCCCCGTGCCTGCGGCCGGTCAGGATTGCTATTTCGAGTGGCAGTCGAAGAACTGGTGCAGCGACTCGACGGGCGCAACCACGCGCAGCGCATGGGGCGCGGATGACGACATCGGAATCCTCGATGAAACGATCATGTTGCACGGCCTCATCTGGCGCTGGAAGAGCGTTAAGGGCTTCGACTACGCCGAAGACATGGCGAAGTACGAACGCCTCGTGGACGACGCCACGGCCCGCGATGGTGGCAAGCCGATTCTGAACGGCAGCGCGAATCGCTTCGACGTGTACCCGGGCGTGCTCGTGCCCTCCGGTAGCTGGGCGCCCTGATGTTCCAGGCACTCGCCACCAAGCGTCCGCGCAAGACACAAATCACCCGCATCTCGTCCGTCCCTGCTCCGGTGGGCGGATGGAACGCGCGCGATTCCTATGCCGCGATGGGCGCATCCGATGCGGTCATTCTGGAAAACTTTTTCCCGCTGCCCTACGCGGTCAGTCTGCGGAAAGGATTTACTGAATGGGTCACCGGCATGACCGACCCGGTCGAAACGGTCCTGCAATACCGCCCGCCCACAGGTAATGGCGAGCTTTTCGCGGCTGCTGGGGCGAACATCTTTGACGTGTCCTCAAGCGGTGCCGTCGGCGCTGCGGAAGTGTCCGCACTGACTTCGGCGCAGTGGCAGTACATCAATTTTTCCGTGGGCGGCACGGCGTACCTGTACGCGGTCAACGGGGCCGACAAGCCGCTGCTCTACAACGGCGCGACGTGGACGCCGATCGATGGTGCGTCGGTGCCTGCGGTGACGGGCGTCACGACGACCACGCTCGCGAACATCAACATCCACAAGACGCGCGTGTGGTTCTGTGAAAACGGGACGCTGAAGGCGTGGTATCTGCCGACAAATGCAGTCGGCGGTGCAGCGTTGGCGCTCGACCTCTCCAACCTCTGCCAGCGTGGCGGATATCTCGTCACGATGGCGACGTGGTCCTACGACAACGGGCGCGGGATGGACGATTACGCTGTCTTCGTCACGAGCGAAGGCGAAGTGATCGTCTATCAGGGGACCGACCCGGCTTCTTCTGCCACGTGGTCACTCGTCGGGGTCTATGCCATCGGCACGCCGCTGGGCAGGCGCTGCGCCGTCAAGTACGGCGGAGACTTGCTGCTCATCACCAAGGACGGCGTGGTCCCCATGTCGAAGGTGCAAACCTCGACCATCGTTACCAGTCGCGCGACCATCACCGACAAGATTCAATCCGCCGTCAGTGAAGCGACCACGCTCTACGGCGCAAATGACGGCTGGCAGATTCAGGTATTCCCGCCTGAAAACATGCTGCTTCTGAACGTACCAGTCTCTAGTACCACGCAGGAACAGTACGTGATGAACACCATCACGGGCGCGTGGTGCAACTTCTCCGGCATGGCGGCGAACTGCTGGGAACTCTGGAACGACTCGCTTTACTTTGGCGGGGTCGGCACGGTCTACAAAGCGTGGACCGGCAACAACGACAACGGCGCGAACATCGTCGGCGAAGCCCTGCCAGCGTTCAACTACTTCGGCAGCGGCACGCAGAAAAAGCGCGTACCGATGGTGCGTCCGCTCATCGCAGCCGACAGCACGGCCGGCGTGTTGATCGGCTTGAATACCGACTTTGTCCTCTCGCCTCCCGCGGGCTCGCCATCGTTCACGCCGACCACGGCATCGGTATGGGGCACGGCTACATGGGATTCCGGCACCTGGGGTAGCGGTGAACTCGAAATGAAAACGGATTGGCAGAGCGTGTTCGGCACGGGCTTTTGCGCCGCGCTGCACATGATCGTCGAGACCAACGCCGCGAACCTGCAATGGATCGCGACTGACTACGTAATTGAAGATGGCGGGGTGATCTAATGGGCATTTGGAACGTAGTGGACTCGATTTTCCCCGGGGTAGGGAGCGTCGGAGAAAGCGTGACAGGGCTTTTTCAGAAGCCGGCAACGCCGCAGCAACCTGATTATTCCGGCCTAGCCAATCAGCAATTCGCCGCCAACAAGGACGCCGCCCGCTTCAACGCGATGAGCGGTAACCCGTGGTTCTCCAACCCCTACGGCACGCAACAGGTTGATTGGTCCGGCAAGCAAACGGGCAGCACGGACGTTCCCTATGTCTCGACGAACCTGACTCCACTCGGACAAGACGCATGGGATTCGCAGCACCGACTCTCCGCGCAGATGGGCACGGCGGCAGAGAACTCGCTTTCTCGCGTGAACGATGCGTTCGCCGAACCGTTCAGCATGGACGGCATCACCGGGCTGCAAGACGCCGCACAGAAAGCCATCATGTCGCGCCTGACGCCGATCCTGAACGAGCGCGAAGACCGGCTGACGAACCAACTTGCGAATCAGGGCCTCACGGCAGGCGGCGAGGCTTACAGCAACTCCATGCGAGATTTCAACAACAGTCGAAACGACGCGGAGTCGCAGGCCGTGTTGCACGCGATTGGGCTGCAGCCGCAGATGCTGTCCTCGGCCATGACCATGCGCAACCAGCCGCTGAACGAACTGAACGCGCTGCGCACGGGGGCACAGGTTCAGGCGCCGCAGTTCCAGGGTTACACGGGCTCGCAAGCATCGGCCGCGCCGATCTATCAGGCGGGTAGCGATGCGGGGAACTTCCAGACTGACCTTTATAAAGCCAAATGGGGACACAAAACGCGATGATTAGCGGACTGTTTTCCTTGGGGTCTGCCGGCATTCGTGGCGGGATGGGAGCGTGAACATGCAACCGGGGATGGCCGGATTTCTCCCGCAGAACTTGCAGGCGTTCACGCCCGAGTCAATCGACCTCGCGCACCTTCGGCAGCGCCAGGCGCTCGCGGATGCGCTCCTGCAATCGTCTGCCACGCCCATCAGCACGCAACGCCAGTCCGGGCGCTTCGTGTCCGCAATCTCTCCGCTCGAAGGTCTGACGAAGCTCGCCGAGGCTTACATCGGGTCGAAGCAGCACAAGGCAATCGAGCAGGACTCGCGCGACATGGCCGGCAACCGCGCAAAGCGGTTTGTGGAAGCCCTGCGCGGCAAGTCGTCCATTGCTCCGGAAGAGCGTCCGAGCGAAATGCTGGGCGCGCCGTACAACGCAGACGCCTACGACACCAAGACGCCGAATCCGTACAACGTGCCGGGCGCTACGGCCCCGCAGTGGATGGACCCGACGCGTCCATCGTCAGGTCTGCAAGCAAACTCTGTCGAAGTGCGCGGAAAGGTGCCGCAGGAACAGCCGCAAGCACCGGACCCCATCGCACAGATGCGCGCGCAGGTTGCCGACTACGTCGAACAAGGCGTGATGTCGCCGGATCAAGGCATGCAACTGCTCGCGGGGCTTCAGCAAAAGATGTTGGAACAGCAAATGCAGCGACCGACGTACACCTACCAGACGACCGGAGACGGTCAGATCGTTGGCCTACCGAACACTGGCGGCGCGGCAATTCAAACCGGCGTCCGTGGCGAGCAGAAAGCGCCGACGTTCGTTGATTCCGGGGCAGGTGTGGACTCGTCTGGCCGTCCGCTGGTGGTGCCGAAGCGTTGGGACGCAGCGCAAGGTAAAGCCGTGGATGTCGAAGGCGTGCAGCCTGTCACGAAGGGGCCGCTTGCTACTGCGAGCGCGAGCGTGTCGACGAAAGACGCATTCAAGAACGAACGCGACCTGCGCAACGACCTGAAGTCCGAACCGATCTACAAGGCGCATCAGGAAGTGAAAGCCGCCTTTGCGCAAATCAAAGGCTCGGCCGGGCAGAACACGCCCATCAGTGATGTAGCACTTGCAACGAAGATCATGAAATTGCTTGACCCGGGTTCGGTCGTTCGCGAATCGGAACTGGGAATAGCGATGGCTGCGTCCGGCCTTCTGGACCGCGTGACAAATTACGCGAACATGGTCATCAGTGGGCAGCGCCTCACTCCGCAACAGCGCAAGGACTTCCAGAAGTTGGCGGACGAGTTCTACAGTGCCAGTGAACAGCAGTTCAACGCGAAATCGTCTGAATACGCAGGCATTGCCAAGGACTACAAACTAAACGAGCGTCGAGTCAGTGGGCAGGCGCCGAGCGGGCAACCGGGGGCACAGAAAGACGGGAAGCTCACCCCTGACGAGCAGCGCGAATATCTGGAGCTGAAAAAGAGGTTCGGCAAATGAGCGACCGCGAGGAACTTGAGGCACTGCGGCGGCTGGCGGAGCTTGAGGCGCGGGCGCGTGGTGGATCGCATGCGCCGGATGGCATCTCAGAGGCCGATTTAGGCTTTAATCCCGGACTGCCGCGATCGGATCGAAATGAAGAACTGGCGCGGCAAATCTATCTGAAGCGCAACAGCGTGGACTATTCGCCTGCCGTTGCGGGCATGTCCACGAGCGAGAAGTACGCAGCAGGAATCGGAAAGTCTGGTTCCGATCAGGTGGAAGGGCTGAAACAGGTTTTTCAGCTTGATACGCCCGGTGAATGGGCAGAAACCAAGAAGCGCGACGCGCCATTGATGAACTCGCCCGCTGCCCGCTGGGGGCATCTGACCGGCGACGTTGCCGGGGCAGTTATGCCCGGAACGCTCTTGCGCGGCGCGGCACTCGGCATTCGCCCGCTTGGCGGCACGCCGCAGATGACGGCGGAAATCAAGGCGCTGTCGTCGCAGTTGATCGCGCCTCGGACCGTCATGGGCGGATCAGCTCAAGGCGCGGTCTATGGCGGCGCACAGCCCGCCCTGAACGCGAACGACCGACAGGGCAACATTACGGCGGGCGGTATCGGTGGCGGGCTTGTGCCTGCACTGACACGCGGCTTAAGCACCGCAGGGGCGCTTGCGGAACCGCTGCATCAGTCAGGGCGAGAGGCGATCATTGAACGCCTCCTGTCGGCTACGGCGGGGCCATACGCGGCACAGTTGCGCGCAGCCCTCCGGCAACCGCTCCAACTGGTGCCCGGATCGCGCCCAACCGTCGCGGAAGTGTCGGGCATCCCGAGCATCGCAGCCCTTCAGCGGACTGCGACCGCGCAAGATCCATCCGTCACGAACGCGATCACGCTGCGCCGTCAGTCCAACGAAGGGGCGCGGATTGCAGAGCTTGAACGGCTCGCGGGTACGCATGGGGATCGAAAGGTCGCAGCGGATGCTCGCAGTGCCTCTGCCGGACCGATGTACGACGCCGCGCTAGCGAAAGGAATTGATCCGGCTGCGTTGACGCCCGCGTTGCAGGCGGAAATGAAGACGCTGCAAAAGAATCCGTTTGTGCGCGACCTCGTGCCGATTGCCAAGAAACTGGCATTGGCGGATGGCATCAAGATCACGAAAGACGGATCGCTCCAGGGCATGCACTACCTGAAGCTCGCGCTAGATGACGCGATCGAGCGCGCGAAAGGCAAGGACAGCAAGATCGGCCGGAACGAACTCGAAAAACTCACGACTGCGAAACGATCCCTGCTGGGCGTGCTCGACCAAGTAAGTCCGGAATACTCGGCAGCGATGCGCGAGTACGCCGACAAGTCGAAGCCCATCAATCAGATGGATGTCGTGCAGGCGATTCTCGACAAGTCGCGCAACCCGATGGCCGAGTCGCTTTACCCGAACGCCTATGGGCGCGCACTCTCCGATGACACGGCGCAGCGGGTTCTTGGGTTCGGTGGGGCTACGCTCGACAACGTGATGGACCCCGCGCAACTGGCATCCTTGAACGCCATCAAGGCAGACATCCAGCGGCAATCGTTTGCCGATACGGCAGGGCGGGGCGTCGGCTCCGATACCGTGCAGAAACTGGCTTATTCAGGATTGGCTGACGCCGCCGGAATCCCGTCATTCGTGCGTGCGCTTGCGATCGGGCGCACGGGCGGGAATCTGTTGGGGCGTGGCCTGGACAGTATCTACGGGCGCACCAACCGCGAACTTGCGAGTTTTCTGGCGCAGGCACTGGAAGACCCCACGATTGCGCAGCAAGTCATGTTCAGGAAGCCGCCGTCGAAACTGCTGCAAGGCACGCTGCAAGGCGCTGCCCAACTTGGCGGGACGGCGGGCCTGTCACTGCCGAGCCTGCTAAACGCTCAACAGTAGCAACCGCTTCAGTTTGCCATCCGGCATCCATCGCTGAACCGCCATCCTAGCGGGCAAGCAAATACAGCCCAGCACGACCAGCAACAGCAGCGGCCGCAAGGCCATCGCTAGAAACGTCATCTAACGCTCCTTCGGGGGCGTTTTTCATTTGTGGAGCCACGATGTCCCGAGACGGAAGCGGAAATTTCAACCTGATTGCCGGGAACCCTGTCACAACCGGGACGACGATTGCATCAACTTGGGCCAATGACACGCTTTCGGACATCGCGACAGCTCTGACAAACTCCATCGCAAAAAATGGCGAAACCATCCCGACCGGCAACCTGCCGATGGGTGGGTTCAAACACACGAACGTTGCGAACGCTTCTGCTCGCACTGATTATGCAGCATACGGGCAAGTCCAGGATTCCGGCTCGCAGTACCTGACCGGCGTTGCAGGCGCGGACACGATCACGGCGAGCGTTACCGGACTCGCAGCCTACGCCACGGGGCAGACGTTCCGCCTTGTTAGTGCCGGCGCGAACACGGGCGCGGTAACACTCAATTTGAACGGGCTAGGTGCCAAGACGGTTGCCAAGTGGGGAGCGCTGGCGCTGTCTGCCGGGGACATCGCAAGCGGTGCGGTTGTGGAAGTGGTGTACGACGGGACCAACTTTCAGTTGCTCGGCGTGAGCCGGTCGGATGCTTCGCCGATCGTGGTCGATGACAGCGACGCGACCAAAGTGCTCCGGATGAGTCTCGGTAACCTCACGACCGCCACAACCCGCACACTGACGTTGCAAGACAAGTCCGGCATCCCCGCCCTACTTGCCGACCTGACCACGCCGTACAACGCAGCGCTAGCGGCCAGCGTCAACGCCAATGCCCTGACCGTCTCCCTCAAGAACATTGCAGGCAACGACGCCAGCGCAGGCGACCCGGTCTACATCCCCTTCCGCTCCGCCACCGTCACAAGCGGCACGCCAACGGTCCGCGCAGTCACCGCAGCCCTATCCGTCGTCGCACCGCAGGGCGCCACGCTCGGGTTTGCAGGCAGCACAAGCGGCCGTCTGCACGTCTACGCAGTCGACAATGCGGGCACGGTTACGCTTGCCGTCTATCGCGCGGAGTCCAGTGCGACCGTCGTCCCGCTCGACGAGTGCGGCGTGGTGACGACAACCGCGATCGGCACCGGTTCGGACTCCGCGCAAGTGCCATACAGCACGGCGGGGCACACGAATTGTGCCGTGTCTTACCTCGGGTACATTGAGATTACACCAGGAGCGACGCCTGGGGATTGGTCCGCGTCTCCGACTGTCGTCATGACCTACCGGCCAGGCGTGAAGAAGCCGGGCGATGTGGTGGCGGTCAGCATGGCGAGCACGGGGGAGGCGGACGATTTCGGGAATATTGCCGGCGAGACAATTCCGTTAACCGATGCGATCCCGCAAATCACGGCAGGAACACAGATCCTTGCTTGCACGGTCGCCCCGAAAAGCGCGCTCAACATCATGCGGGTTGATGGCTTGGCATACATGACCGCCAATAGTGGCGTGCACGTCATTATGGCCCTGTTTACGGGCGGCAAAGATGCGGTGGCGGCGATGACAGCTCTACAGGGCAACGCCAACACTGGCGCCTTTCCGCTCACCTATCAAGCCAAGGCAACGGTCACGTCCATCACATACAGCCTGCGCGCCGGTCCGGCGACGTCCGCTGTTGTAACACTCAACGGGCAGTCAACTGCGCGGCTCTTCGGAGGCGTCTTCCTCTCGTCTTTGCAAGTCACAGAAATTTGGTCGTGACATGCCCGCCGAAGCCGCAGAGCGCATCGCTGTCGTGGAATCGCAGCAAGCCCATGACGCCGATGACTTGCGAGAACTCAAGCTGGAAATGAGTCTGCTTCGCGAGCAACTGGACGTCTTCGTTCGTGACGCAACGCCAGTGCTGAACGCTTTCAAGGCGCAGCAGGAAGCCAAGACCCGCGTGCTTAACGCAGTCGCGGTCAAGCTGGCCGAATGGTCAATCGTGGGGCTCTTGGTGTATCTCGCCAACGGTGCACTTGACCGCATCACTACCGACGTTGCGCACCGCGTCGAGTCACAGGAGAACAAGCGCTAATGGAAGCCCTCGCCTTCCTGCTCGCCCTCGGCTGCACCCCGCACGCCTCGATCGTCTACGACGCCACGCTAGACCGCCCGAGCAGGCAGCAAGGCGCGCTTGTGCGCGTACGCACTACCGATCCAGGCGTCGAAGCGCACGAACTGTGGCACGTCTGCCAAGAGCAAGCGCGCGGGCCTGCGTGGAGCGCGGAGGAGTCTGCGCGGCGGGAGGTTGAGGCTAGGCGGGTGGAGGTTCTATGGAGGCAGCGGGATCTGTGAAACTCACCACCAATTTTGACCTCTCCGAATTCGTCACATCGCAGACCGCTGCGCGCCTCGGCATCGACAACGATCCGCCGCCCGAAGTCACCGAGAATCTTCACCTGCTCGCGATGGCGCTTGAGGACGTGCGAGAGCGCCTAGGCGCCCCTATCGTCATTTCCTCCGGCTACCGCAGCCCGGCGCTAAACGAGGCCGTTGGAGGCGCTGCCAACAGTGCGCACGTGCTCGGATTCGCGGCCGACATTACGTGCCCCGGATTCGGGCGCCCGCTGTCGGTGTGCCGGGCGATTGCCTCCATGCCGAACCTGCGCTTTGACCAAATCATCCACGAATACGGCACGCCGGCCGGTGGTGGATGGTGTCATCTGAGCATCGACCCGCGCGGGCGTATGCAGACGTTGACGATCAACCGCAACGGCACGAGAAAAGGACTTCAACCATGAAACGCAGACGCACCAGGAAAACCTACTGGTTCGCCGGCCTCGTGACCTCGCTAGGCGCGCTGCAAGGACTCGTGCCGGAGCTTCGGACCGTCGTACCTGCCGACGCCTATCCGTGGCTGCTGGTGGGCGTTGGCGTGGTTGTGGCGGCGTTGCGGGAAGCGACGAAAGACCCGGTGCGCTGATGGCCGAACCATCCATCCTCGGCGCGCTGCGCGATCCGCAGTTTCGATCCGACACCCTGCGAAACCTCGTCGAAGCGTTGAACGGCGCGAAACGCTCGCTCACCGTCGGCAGTCTCGGCGCAGCGGGCGACATGGGCAACACGCTCGCGAACCTTGTCCGCGCTGGCGCAGGCACGG